AAATTTAGGTGGTGTATATTATTCACCAAATCAAACTAGACAACCATCAAATACATCAGAAGGAGAAAGAGTTAAATCACAACAAGCTCCTGAACAAATATTACCTTTAGTGCGAAATGCTTTTGGTGGTTATTTTGAATATATTGAGACTTTTATTGAAGATATGAAAAAAGTATTTCCAACTTTAGAAGATGATTGGGGTGTTTATATTCCTGAAGTAAAATATCTTTCACCTGAACCATTGGTTTATCATAGTGATTTAGCTTTAGTTGACTATCCTAATGTACATTTTGTAGGAGATGCTCTTTCGGCTCGTGGTATTACAGTTTCAGGAGCACAAGGCATTTTATCAGTAGAAAAATTAATAAATAAAAAAGATGCTTGGTTCAGCCAGTTGGCAGGTGATTGGGACAATCATTTAGGAGATATTATTAATTGGAAATAAGTTTTATATATTTATTATCATGAACACTTTTGATCTAAAAAAATATCTGGTGGAAAATAGGTCCCAAGAAAAAGAAATAAACTCAAAGATTATAGCACAGAAAATTAATAAAATTCTTCCAGAAGGCCTAGGATATAAAGAGTTTGCTATGGCAGTAGCAATTATCTTAAAGGACGAATATGGTTCTCACATTCATGGTCCTTTTATGGATGCCCTCCAGGCTGAGTTGAGTTAAAACATACATTTAGGTAAATAGATTAAAACCAACAATAGCTGGAGTAAAGCTAATGTTGAGTATAGTATTTAAAATTAGACTTGAGAATCCAATATTTTTTCATTATATTCCAGTTATGACTCAAAAATTTGAACAAAGTAAAAAATTAAAAAAAGCAGACGGTACTGTTGCTTGGGTTTGGGAAGGTAAACTTCATAATTGGGAAGAAGCAGCATTAGTACATCCTAATGGAAAAAAAGAATATTACATTCATGGAATAAAATATACTTTGGATAGATGGAAAGAAGCAAGAAGAAATCGTGAGGGTTTACCCTTTTACAAACAATCAGGAATGAATGTGAGAAATTAACTTCTTCGGGGAAGTCCGTATATTTATAATAAACATATAAAACTACAAAATTATGAAACAATTAAATGAACAATTTAAACGCATGCAAAAACTTGCTGGTATCGTTAATGAAAATAAAGTAAAAAATTCTTATGTTATTAAAGACGAAGAATTAAGTGATGAAGATGGTGATTTTTATGTTATAGATAAACAAAAAGCATTAAATTATTTATCTCAATTTGATAATGAAGATATTGATGCTAAAACATTTATTGATGATGATGAAGGCTGGGGTGAGTTTGAACAGTATCTAGAAAATGTTGAAGAAATGTCAGATAAAGAAATAGAAGATAACATGCGGGAAGATATGAGCTACTATTTCTTTTCACAACCTGATGAAATTTAAAATTCACTGAAAATACTTAAAATTAAGCTTGGGAAACCAAGCTTTTTTTATTATATTCTAATTATGAAAATAGGACTTTGTGGAACTCAATCTGTTGGAAAAACAACACTAGTTAGTGCTTTAAAGCAATTACCCGAATTTGCTGATTATAATTTTGTTACCGAACGTTCAAAATATTTACGTGATTTAGGGATTCCTTTAAATACTGATTCAACATTAAAAGGACAAGTTATATTTTTAGCCGAACGTGCCGCTGAATTAATGAATGAAAACTTTATTACAGATAGAACTATAATTGATGTTATGGCATTTACTAAAGCAGCCAAATCCATTAATTATTATGAGGCAGAAGCTTTTTGTGGTTTAGCTAAAAATTTAATTCATGAATACGATTATATATTTTATGTTTCTCCTGTTGGTGTTGAAATAGAAGATAATGGTGTAAGGGAAACAGATATTGAATATAGAAAATTAATTGATTTTCTTATTAGTTTAAATCTTAGAGACAATAAACATCGTATTCAAAAATTAGTTACATTATCAGGTACCACTGAGGAACGTATTACAAAAATAAAAGAAACAATTTTTGGATAATATGTATAATCATGAAAAAATGTGATTTAAAATCTGAAATTAAAGAATATATCGTAGAGCTTTTATCGGAAGAAGATGATGATAAAGAACCTACTAAAGCAGAACTTGAAAAAGAAAAAATAAAAGGTGCTCCTTTAAAATTTAAAGTATCAAATTCTGAATTTGAGGATTTTAAAGATAAACTTAAAACTTTAGTTACTAAAGTTAAAGACATGGAAAAAGGAGAAGCTAGAGATAAAAAAATGGCTGCCTTAAAACAGTTTATCAAAAAGCCTGAATTAGTTAAAGCGTTTAAAGAAAGAGACGTTAAGATTGATACTGGCGGATTAATTGGAGAAGATAAAAGATTAACACCGGAACAAGAAAAGATTGTTTATCAAATCAAAGCCGGTTATGGTATTTATGGAGGAAAATACAAAAAAGCTACCTCAGAAAAAGAAAAAGAAGAAATAATCAATAAAGCCCTTGAAAATATGTCTTTAGAACATTAAATGCAGATTTCACAGGGTTACAAGTCACTGATTGATCATAATATGAAAATAGGTTTTCCTTATATTGTAATTGCAATACTAATTGCAATCATAATTTGGCTTTCTAAATGTAGTAAAGACACTATTATTACTAAAACAGATACTCAAACAATAATAAAATATAAATGGGATACTTTTACTAAAAAAGAAACAGTTTTCAAACCCAAATGGGAAACAATTTATTTAACAGATACTATTCACGATTCAATTCCTATTTATCAACTAATACCTTTTGTATTAACAAAAGATTCAATAATTATTAAAAACGATTCAACAGACATTAAAGTAGTTTATCAGATTGTTAGTGAAAATCCTTTATATAAAATTGATAAAAAACTAGATTATAAAATTAGATACAAAGAAATTGAAAAAATAATAACCCAAGAAGTAACTAGAAAACATGCTTTGTTTGCTGGTTCCTCTATTGGTGTAGGCAAAAATATAGGCTTTATTTCTTTAGATGGTTTATATGAAAGAAAAGGAAAAATAATTTATAGAGTAGGAGTTGGAGTCAATACTCGTTTAGAACCTATGCTCAAGGCAGGGGTGTATTGGAAAATCTCCAAATAATATGAGTCAAGATTTAAAACAAATAATTAGAGAAGAATATCTAAAGTGTGCTCAAGACCCTGCTCACTTTATGAAAAAATATTGTCACATCCAACATCCCCAACGTGGCCGAGTAATATTTAATTTATATCCTTTTCAAGACAAAGTATTACATTTATGGAGAGATAATCCATATTCAATAATATTAAAATCTCGCCAATTAGGTATTTCAACATTAGCAGCAGGTTATTCTTTATGGCTAATGTTATTTCATAAAGATAAAAATGTGTTATGTATTGCTACAAAGCAAGAAACAGCAAAAAATATGGTAACTAAGGTTAAGTTTATGTTTGATAACTTACCCTCTTGGTTAAAAATAGGAGCCGAAGAAAATAATAAATTAACATTACGATTAAATAATGGTTCCCAAATCAAAGCCACTTCAGCAAACTCGGATGCCGGTCGTTCAGAATCTGTATCTTTGTTGATAGTGGATGAAGCAGCATTTATTGAACAAATTGGAGAAATATGGGCATCAGCACAACAAACATTAGCAACAGGTGGTGGAGCAATAGTACTTTCAACACCTTATGGAACTGGAAATTGGTTTCACAAGACATGGGTATCAGCGGAATCCGCAGAGAACGACTTTTTACCTATCAAGTTACCTTGGTACGTACACCCCGAAAGAAACGAGGACTGGAGAAGAAGACAAGATGAATTATTAGGTGATCCTAGGTTAGCAGCTCAAGAATGTGATTGCGATTTTAACACCTCAGGTGATGTAGTATTTTATCCTGAATGGATTGAATTTATAAAAACAACCACTATTCAAGATCCTGTAGAGCGAAGAGGAGCAGATCAAAATCTATGGGTATGGGAACCAGCAGACTATACAAGAGAATATATAATAGTAGCTGACGTAGCCCGAGGTGATGGTAAAGATTCTTCCGCTTGTCACGTAATTGATATAGCAACCAACACTCAGGTTGCCGAATATAAAGGACAATTACCACCTAAAGAATTTGGTTTCTTTTTAGTAGGTTTAGCCTCCGAATACAATAATGCTATGTTAGTGGTAGAAAATGCCTCAATTGGTTGGGCAACATTGGATGCTATTATTGAAAGAGGTTATCGTAATTTATATCATTCTCCAAAATCGGATCAATTGACAGCCGAATCATATTTGAGAGTATTTGAAGGTAGTTCCGATATGACCCCTGGATTTACTATGTCATTGAGAACAAGACCTTTAGTTATAAATAAATTTAGAGAATATGTAGGTGATCGTTCTGTAACAATTCGCTCGAAACGATTATTAGAGGAAATGAAAGTATTTATTTGGAAAAATGGTAGACCAGAGGCCCAATCCGGTTATAATGATGATTTAGTAATGAGCTTTGGTGTAGGTATGTTTTTAAGAGATACTTCCTTAAAATTTCAACAAATGTCTCAAGACATGACTCGTGCTACACTTGGAAATATGAGTAAAACTAATTATACT